AGCTTGCGACGCAGTCCAGATTCCAGTCGTCAAAAACGATATGGCCGTAACCGCCAACCCCGCCGCTTTCCGTGAGGTAAAGCTCTTCCACTAAGCGCGCTGCTTCTTTGACGCGATCATTGATGATGGTCTTATAGCCTGCCTCCTGCCAGCAATTGATGCACATAGACGATAAATTTACTACTTCCTTTTAAACCCGCATGACAAAATATTCCAGTCTGTATCCCGCCGCCTTACAATATCCTCATGCTTACTATGCGCTACCATGCGCCAGCCCATTTTCCACATCCATTTGCGCATCGATTCCAGGGTGAAATGGTGCAGATGCTCGTTTGGCTTACGGTGGGGCCATGTGGGAAACTTATCCAATCCGGGAAAGAATGGCAGGCTGAGGACTATCGTTTCCGCCCGCAGGTCCTTCACGAACCGGATATTCGGATAGTGCTCCAGGCAGTCCCAGAAGCAGATCGCATCGCAGACAATGTTAACGTCCTCCACAAAGTCACACCCAGCAGGCACAGGCACTTTCGAAATATCATGCCCATAGACCACAGGCACTTGCTTTTTGGCGAATTTCATAAAAGCGCCGTTGCCATACCCGACATCAAGGATGGACTGGATAGGCTTGCCGTGCACACCAGTGGCAAATGCCAAGCGTAGGGCCTGCAGTAATTCAGACCGTCTTTCATACTCAGGCGTATCGTAGGTAGCGCAGTAGGAAGCATCATATGTATAGGGCTTGGGCTTTAGCTGGTGCAACACACCATAACGGTCGAACTTATATTCCTCGCCGTCAATGATCAGTTTTTTCATATTGTTTATATTGATTCAAATCATGCTCATTCGGTGTTCTCATCATGGTATTTGTCTTGCCGGGCTTAAAAGCACAGTAGTATTCTTTCCCAAGGCCCTGCGCCAGCACTAAGGCCACCCCCTGATTGCAATACAGCGCCCTACATCCCGCTATCAGCTTCGCCATCTCCAGCAGGTCCATGGTCGTCACCCATTCTATTTGCCCGGCCTCGCGTTCGAATAGCTCGTGATCCTCTGGGAGGCCAATGAAATAAACCGGGCGCGGGATCGACGCATATACTTTCTTCCAGTCAACCCTTGAGCCATCCCGCCACCGCCAAGTGAGAAAACAAAGGCTGTAATCACCCTGCGTGACTGGAATATTATGCAGCCACGGCCTTCGCCAATCCCGGTAAAACCGCCGCCAATGGGTCAGCATGCTGAACATGATGTGATTGCGCCCCCGGCCTCGTTCATGGCGCCATTTGTCCAGATCGTAGTCGAATTGCAGGCCGGCTTCGTAAACCTCGAAATCTAACCCGCCTTTGGTTGGCAAGCATTCGATACTCTGGAGCTCCAGCAACGGCTTTACGGCGGTGTACATGCTGCCGAACGGCTCCGGGTAGTAGTTTTCCTTCACGTAGAGCGTGGTGACACCAAGGGCGCGCATGACGGGGATGGCATAGATGATATCGCCTCAACCCACGCCGCCAGTCATGGCAGCGCGTTTTCCTGATTTATTGGTTATTGATCCCATATTAAACAGCGGCGATTAAAAGGTTATTCTTCACCGGATTGGCCACATACTCGAATCTATATGCCGGATTGATATTCATCAGCGCGGCCTCTATGGTCTGCCGTGACCAACCTGTCACATCCGGATGCGTCAGCACCAGTATGTCGTCTATCAGGATCGTATGGTTCTTCACCGTGTGCTTCGAAATCTGCTCCAATTCCTTCAGCAAAGGAAACGGACAGCCCATCTCCATCTCATCCTCGAATAGCTGACTGTGTGCGTCTAACCAGAAGGTTATCGGCTCCTGCACTCCGCCGAATAGTTGGTAAAAGTCTTTGGAACTATCTCCTTGCCGGACAAGAACATTCGGATGCCCGCCACGGTATAGATCAAATCGATGATGGCAGAATACCACATTTTCCTTATCTATGTCCATGCTGCGGATCTGCTGGAAACCGGCATCGATGGCCTGCTGGATGGCATCCCCACGGTACGAACCGCTTTCAATAAAATAGCGGTTGGGGTATTTGGAGAGAAGGTTGTATGATGGCGGGAGACTCATAAAAATAATTTAATGATGCTTAAAAGGCAAAGACAGATTATAAAGAAAATTGCTATTTTTCCGATGTCAGCCATTAGACTTGGGATGATTCGGCCACCGTTTTTGTCATATATCCTTTTCATGTCATCAATTTTTCAAGTTCTTCAACTGTTTCAATTTTAAACCCTGCTGCGTCCTTATAATACCACCAATACACGCCATCGTACGTGATGGTAACTCCATCCTTCACGTAGCTGTTTCCCGGCGCATTTCGAAAGCCCATTTTATTCAGATAGGTACCATTCAATAGACGCGGCGGCGGATCTCCTTGCAGGTATTCCACTACCATGGGCGTTCCAGAAGGGCTATATTCCATGCGGCGGATCATATCTTTTGATCGAGTTTATAGACGTCCCTTACCCAGGCAAATATCTTTTCCGGCGTACAGAACTGGCATTCTTTGAAACTGCCGTCTGCGATGATGACCGGATCTACCCATGTATTGGCCAGTTTGGGGAGTGCCGGCGGATAGAACATGACTGATGGCCGATGCAACAACCCGGATAAGATGCCCAATCCTGAAGGGAAATAAAACCCGTAGGCTAAGACTTTCATCATTTCGATAACATACCCTAATGGTTGACCGATCGTTGAAACATAAGCGATGTGATGCCGCTGCAGCAGGTTTCGTAGATTGGCCGCCAACTCTGCATCCCATTCCGCGCCGATCAGCACGAAGGTGGCTTCCGGGATCAGGCCCTTGACCAGTTGAATCAACTTCAGCCATCCTTCCTCCGTCCAAAATCCCCAATTCCTTGCCGTCGAATAGGCGGATGCATAGATGCCAATATAAGGACCGGCTTTAAAGCGTTCCTTGACAGCTAACTCCCATTCCTGGGTCTGAAAAGGTAATTCATAGGATGTTGGCAAGTCAGGCAGAAATGTCTCTATCCTCCGGCCAGCTTCTAAATGCTCATTGGCCGACAGACAGAAATCATCCTGGCGGATGGCTGTCCAGACATTGATGTGCCGGGCAATGTTATTGGGTTTGATTACGGAATATTGCAGGCCGGGCTTGTATTCGCAAGATTCAGTTATCTGTGGAAGCAGGTCAAATATCTGCTTCCCGCGCCGGGGATTGCCGTCATGGATTTGCCAGTGGAATTTCTCTCCCGTGTTGATGAGCTTTTGCAGCACCCACAGAGCGTCGCCTATGCCTGGGTTAGTCTTTATTGTCCGCATCTGCTGGGCTAGATTTTGATTTTACATAATTGACAACGGCGGATATGTAACCATTGACACCGGATGCACCATGCTTTTTGTATGCTTTTTTCATACGCTTGACATGATTTATCGGTCCAGAAACGGGTTTCAGGCGTTGGTATGTCTGCTTTGGATCAACAGTTTCTCCGTTAGACAAGGCAGTTATGCCGTTCTTTATCAATTCGGCTCCCTTAATTCTTTGGAGTAGTTTTGTTTTAAGCACATCTAATTGAGGCATTTCGGCGGCAATAGCCCGCATTTTTTTAAGCACCTTCTTTTTCGTTGCCATGGATAGTATTTTTGTCAGCGAACATTCTTTTCCCCAACCACCACAAGCCATGCCCCATCAACACCATCGGCCAAAACAGCGCCACCAGGATATGCCTCAGATCATAGTACGCCTTCTTTCCATCCTCATGGTTGGAGCAGATCACGAATAAGGCAATCCCGGAGAGAATAAGATATTGTGTTATGGAGAGTATGGGCCAGGTCATTCGTTTCCTTTTATTATTTCTATTATTATGACGATCAATAACCATAGCCCCACAAGTATCCAGATTGGCGACAATACCCACCACCACGACCAGTCTATGACATGACAAAGTTTTAATACAACGAAGGCAATGGTCAGTATACTGATTTCGCTTGCGCCTTTCGAGGATGATTTATTTTCACTCATGCTTTCATTTTTTACCTTCTTTAATCGCTTTGGTGGTCGGCTGATCTCCTTCATATTTTGACCTTATGGGATAAAGTAGATCCATCAGCGGCAAGACCTTATCCACCACGCCGTCTGCTGTGCTGAACCATTTCCGATCTACGATTTCGCCCCAGGAGAAAGGCTGTCGCAGTTTCAGGTCCGGGTATTGCTCCCCTACGACACCTGCTGCATTGCAATACAGGCTTTGCAGGCAATACCCATTTGGCTGCAGCCAGTTGATTCTTTTCAGGGAATGCAAGATGGTCCGTTTCATGGTGATGGGACAATGGGTATCGTTATTCCGTCCATGCGGCATGATCCTGAGCGTATTGGACACAGTCTTTTGGTAGGTGGAGAATCGGCCCAATGTATATAGCTTATTGGCCAGTAACATATCCCAGGCATATTCTTCCTGCCATTCTTCAAGCAGGTAATAGTCATCCCCGCAGTAGACAAATTCATCTTCTGGGCAAAGTAGCAGCTTATCGAAGATATTCTTTTCGCGCAAAGCCGTGTCCGGATGATCAGTCGCCGGTATGTGCTCGACGTTCTTGATCCAGCCAGGGAGGGCGCCGATGATATAGACCCTTTCCGGTTTCATGAACTTCTCAAACCCTCGCAGCGCATAGCGCAAATCCAGGTAATTATTGTCCGAATGTTCATGCAACGGGATGGCTATAACCATGAAAAGATCATTAAGTGATCAAATGTAGGGAAAAAATGAAATAATGTTCAATTCTTTCAGAAATATCTGAAATAACAGAAAGAAATTATTTTAGATTTGGTACGTGGACAATCCCCCCAGGCGTGATAATGGTAAGAAGCTTATAGAGAACCGCTGCGGTTGCTGCGGTCATCTCATGTTTAAAAGTGCCAATTTATCCGGTGTAATTGAAAAAAAGTGCGAGAAGTGCGGGACGGTCAATACGATTAAAATACAGCCAGAGGGCCGTAGCTATCAGGATCGCATGAGCCTGGCTACCAAGTGAGTCCCAGCGCTGGTAACTCAATAAAAAAGAACTCCAAAGAGGGTCAGCTTCATCGTAGGATGATGGCTGGCCCTCTTGTCATTTATGGCAAATAACGGTATCATAAAGGCGGGGCAGAAGCTTGTCCAAGGACTTTCCCAAAAGTTCAATGGTGACCCTTATATCGCAGAAGCGGCTGTCCTGGTGCCGTCGCAGTTCCGGGATAATGCCGGCAACCCCGACTGGTTCTTTGGCCCGAATGGTGTGGACTACCAATTCCAGTACGCCGACCTCAACAGCGCGTCCACGGCCTATACCCGTTGCCCCCCGCTGGCGGCCGTCATTAACAGGAAAGCACAAGCCTATATCAACGGCAATACGGTTTTCCTCAACTCCAAGGGGAAGGATGTTAGCAAGACGGACGCGAATGCCAAACGGATCAACATGCTGCTCAGCAGGCCCAACCCGTTGCATTCCTGGAAGTCATTTGAAGCGCAGAATTACATCTATCAGCAGTTGTACGGCTTCTGCATTGTCATGCCTATCTACTCCTTCGGGTTTGAATCGTTGGGGCCAGCTTATGCCAGCTCACTATGGAACATCCCGTCTTACATGGTCTCCTGCCGGGAGGTCACCAATAAGGAGTGGTATAAGGCGCAAAGCATTTCGGACATCATACCCACCATTCGCCTGAAGTACAAGGATTTGAATGTCGAAATACCGACTGATCAGCTTTTCATCTTCAAGGATTTTACGCCGAGCATGGGCAGCGTCGTCTTCCCGGATAGCCGGGTGAAGGCGCTCGTAATGCCCATCAACAACATCATCTCCTCTTATGAATCTCGTAACGAACTCATCAACTATGCCGGTAGCCAGGGTATTCTCACCCCCGAGATGGATCAAATCAGTATGATCCCGCTGCGGGAGGAACAAAAAACACAGCTGCAGCAGGACTTCCGAAGGCAGTATGGCATCAAGCGCGGGCAATCCCGGTACATCATTTCTCCGGCGCCCATGAAGTGGCAGCCGATGGGAAAGGCTACAAAAGACCTGATGCTATTTGAAGAGATCAGCGATGATATTATGCGCATTTGTGATGGGTATGTTTACCCATCCCCTTTGCTGAATAGCGAAAAAGGGCCGTCCGTCAGTAACACGGACAGCTATAAAAAGCAGGTATACGAGGATGCCATTATTCCAGAGTCCCTATCAGTGTACGAAGGGTGGAATAAGTTCTTCCGTCTGGAAGATACGCCGCTGACCATTTGCAAGACCTATGATCATCTCCCCATCCTGAAAGAAGACCAGGTATCCAACGGGCAGGCCCGGCTGTACCTGGATCAATCCCTGGAAATACAATGGCGCAACAACGTCATCACGCTCAACCAATGGCGCATCGAGCAGGGGATAGACCCCACGCCTGACGGAGACATTTATTACTTCCAGACGCAAGGCAAAAAAACCATTGATGAGCAGCAGCCATCACCGGGCACACATGAGCCTGCCTATGAGCCTGCTGATCCTCCACCTACTCAACCTCCAACAACATCATAATGAAACCTACTACCCATAGCGAGTTAGAAACCATCCTGGAGAAAAAGGTCTCTACACCTTACAAGGTGAAGGAATCCTACAATGCCGTGACCAAGGATGTGGACATGACTAAGCGGACTGTACAGGTCATTCCCAATACCTTCTATTTCTATGATAGTGACGGGGATGTGCTGATTAAGGGGGCTACCATGAAATCCATTGCAGATCGGGGTCCGGATTCAAAAGCGCCTGGCAAGATCAAGAATGTCTATGCGCATGACTTGAAAGTGCAGATAGGCCGCCCCACACTGATGGATGAGCGCATTGTGGACAATATGAATTGCCAATATGCGGAGTCCGAAATTCTCAATACCACCAAGGGTAATGACACCCTGATCGAATACCAGGAAGGCGTCATTGATAATCACAGCATCGGTTTTCAATACCTCGGATCAGGCCTGGAACTCATAACCGCCGATGATCAAAACTGGACGAAATGGCTGTCCATGCTGATGAATCCACAGGACGCAGAGGACGCCGGATATATGTTCATTGTTTCGGAGATCAAGCAATTCGAATGGTCGCCAGTCGCCTTCGGAGCCAATGAACTCACCCCTTATCTCGGTGTAAAATCCGGCAACAAAGACGGCATGGCCCTAAAGGTCATGGAGCGCATTGACCTGCTGGGTAAACAACTCCGTAATGGACGCCAGTCCGATGAGACCATGTATGGCTACGAACTCGAAATACTTCAACTGAAGCAAATCATAAGCGAATTATTCCTGCAAGGGCCGTCTATAAAAGACACGCTAATCGAGAAGCGCCGTCAGAATACAAAGGACACCCTCACCATGGATCAACTCGCCGACATCCCATTTTTCAAAAACATTTCAATTTAAAAACAATGCCAATCACTCAAGCAGAAATAGACGTTATCGTCGGTCAATGTGAGACCAAGGCGAAGGAGCTATTCAAAAAGCAGGCGGATAAATTCAACGAGGACACGGAGACGTTGAAAAAAGATACCCAATCCAAGGTCGATGCCGCCGTCGAACAGGCCAAGAAAGGCCTCATTTCTCCCGAGCAGCTGGAAGCAGCTACCAAGGCGGCAACCGAAGAACTGTCTAAGACCATCACCGCCCAGGAAGTTATCCTGAAGGCACAGGGCGACAAGATCAATGGTTTGATCGATGCGCAAAAAAAGCCCTTCAACGGTATGGAAAAGATCGAGGACATCTTCAAGGAAAACACCCAGAAACTAAAGGATATTCATAAAGCGGGTACTGGCTTTATTGAGATCAATCTGGAAGGCAAGGCGGTAGATTCCATCGCCAACTCCATCCAGAGCATGACCTCCCCCCCCGGCTCTCCTTATGCGCCCGGTATCAGCAACGTACCGCTAACGGTGTATGATATCCTGCGTAATCAGCGCTTTGTGTCCAGCTATACCGATAACGGAAATACCGATGTTAGCCGTCTGGCGTGGATCAATGAAACCAGCCTTTCAGGAGCTCCTACGCTTGTTGTAGAAGGCGCACCGAAACCGCTCACGTCCCGCACGTTTCAAGTTGAAATGTCCACAGCCAAGAAAATAGCGGCTGCCATTCAGATCACGGAGGAATTTGATACCGATTTGCCTTACCTGTCCTCTCAGGTCAAATCATTGCTGCAGCTGGATTTGGTCCGCGCCTTTGATGATCAAATTCAGACGGATGTGATATCTAACGTATCTCCGTTCGATTTCACTACGGCCGGTATCGGTGGCTACAGCCTAGGCGCATTAAAAGGTAGCATTTATGATGCCACTTTATGGGATGCGCTGGTAGCAATGGGTCTCTACCCCATGATCAACAACTTTACCCCGAATGTCTCCCTGATCAATCCGATCACCTGGGGTAAGATGCAAATGGGGAAGGATACTGTTGGTCGGTATAATTACCCGAGCGATGATCTGATCTCCCGCATCAACGCACAGATTGGTAATAAGCTGTTCCCGGATTATGCGCTGGTCGGCGACCTGAAACAATTCAAGGTGATGATCTATAAAGATTTCGTCCTGAAAATGGGCTGGATCAATGATGATTTCATCCGCAATCAGTTCACGGTCGTGGCCGAGGTGCGTTTCCATGACTACATCAGTGCTGCCCGTAAGAAGGCCATTGTGTACGGTGAAGCCAAATGGATCGCTGAGCAGTTGAATAGCAATAGTGGTCCCATTATCGGTAGCTAATTTCTTAGCGTCAACGAATAGTAAATGAGCCTGATCAATAGTTCATATTTCATAGGGCCGCTGACAATCGCGCAGCTGGGTCAGCAGTCGGTAGAGAACAATTTAAACCTGTTCATCAACC